ATGGCTAATCCAAACCCTGTCATGAAATTTTCCTCTGAATACCAGCCTGCTGGTAGAGGAATAAGCTACAGAAACAGGCTTATTGAAGCATTAAAGCGATGTGGTCTTGGCGAGGAGGAATTCCTTGACGCATTCATCAGGACGTCGATCAGGATGACTGAGGAAAACCCGACTCAGGGTGTGCAAATGCTGAAGGAAATATTCTTGCGCATCAGCCCCGTGCAAAAAAGCATGGCACCTCCGGTTAATTTTAAATACCGAAAAGATGCTACGCCAGTTGAGCAGATAGAGGACGTCATTCAATCAGTGTCCAGTGGGGAGCTTCCAATTGACGTGGCATCGCAGGTTGTGTCTATGATTAAGGTTGGGCTTGACGTAAAAGAATTAACCGAACTCGCCGCGCGCCTTGAGCGACTGGAGAAATTACTGGAGCAGCAGAATGCGTGATTTCACTTACTTTGTTTGCGGGTGCTTATGGATGCCAGTCTATGCAAATGCCGACACGTTAATTAAACAGGTTGCCTGCTGGCTTGTGGTTTTGATTCTTGCCATTTATTCAGTATTCAGGAGTCGTTAATGGCTCGTAAACGACTCTCAGCGCTGGCAATCGAAAAACTTGAACAGGTAGTTGGCAACTCAACTGCAAAGCCAGAATCAGCAGTGTTTGGACTTGTAGATAAGTTACTCCATGATGGCACTCCCAATGTCGTAAAGCGCCTTAAGATGACGGCGACCGGAGTATCGGAAACCGATGAAGAGCCAACAATATTAATTCCTGATCGGATGGAGCTACTGCTTTATCCTCGCCGCTTTAAAGTGTTCTATGGCGGCAGGGGGTCAGCAAAATCGAGGTCGTGTATATCCTACCTTATCGAAAAAGCAAGATTCCGCAATAGTCGCGTTGGTTGTTTCCGTGAGATACAGAACTCAATCAAAGAATCAAGCTATGCCGAGTTGGTTGATGAGATAAACAGGAAGGGGCACACACAGGAATATCGTTGCGTTGATGGCGAGATAACCCACCATTCAACGAGGTCAAAGTTTGTTTTTCGTGGCCTTTGGCGAAACATAACCGCCATCAAAGGTATGGCTGGGCTTACAGATGTATTCTGTGAAGAATCCGAAAATATTAGTCAGGTTTCATGGGATACACTGATCCCAACAGTCCGTGCCGCTGGTTCTGAAATTATTATTGTTTTTAACCCGAACAAAGAGACGGACCCCACGTGGACTAACTTTGTTGAGCCTTACATCAACAAGATGGTAGATGGCATATATCAGGATGATGATATCGTTGTTGTTAATGTTAACTACGTCCACAACCCGTGGTTCACTGAAGAACTGAAGCAGCACATGAACCAGATGAAGACTGTGGATTATGACCGCTACCTTTGGGTGTATGAAGGCAAATTTAACAAGCGCAGCGACGAGCAGGTCTTTGGCGGTAAATGGCGTATTGATAACTTTGAGGTCAAACCTGAGTGGCATGGCCCATATTTCGGGATGGACTTCGGGTTTTCCACTGATCCGACTGCAATGGTTGAAGTTTATATCGAAGAATTACCAGGTGGGCGGCGCAACATTTATATTAATCGCGAGTACGGAAAGGTAGGACTTGAAATTACCGATACTCCAGCTGCGATGGAGCAATCATTCCAGATGGCTAAGCGCGCACGATGGTATGCCGACTGTGCTCGACCCGAAACTATCAGTCACATCAAGCGTTCAGGATTTGACATTCACCCATGCACGAAATGGCCAGGAAGCGTTGAGGATGGTGTAACATGGTTACGCGGATGCGACAGCATCATTATCCACGAGCGATGCAAGGAAATGCAGAATGAGGCGGCGATGTACAGCTACAAAGTTGATAAGCTGACTGGAAACGTGCTGACTGATATTGTTGACGCATTTAACCACTACTGGGATGCGGTTCGCTACGCCCTTAATGACCACATCGTTCAGCGCGGTAGTGGAATGCTAATCCGGCGCAGGAGATAAAAATAAAGCCCTCAATAGAGGGCTTGTTTCATTTAATCAATGCTCTGCGACCAAGTTCAGCAATCCATTCCGCCGCATCTTCTATTTTATTGAACTCATAAAGATGCTTGTTGTCCTCCATGACATAAAACAGAATGCGACCAAACTTATTTTTCTCTGCGCTAAATTTAACATCTTTCATGTTTTACCTCCTTCCATTTCATGAGTTCAAACTACATCAATGATGATTCTACGTCAACATTTATTATTAATGTTGATAAATCTGCATCACCACACTTGACCAAGCTACACCGAACGCATAGTATAATCTACATCATACTTACCGGAGATATCACTATGCGCAGCTATGCAGGATTTACACGGGTGGAAAAAGAGCAGGTTTATTCACTGGCGCGGGCTGGCGTGCCGGATGATTTGATTTGCCGTCGGTATGATATTGACGAGGATTTTCTGCTGCGCGTTATTGATGATGTTTTCGTTAACCTGCAAGAAAAGCGAGGGTACAAGGGTATCTTCTGCAAGAGTGATTTTTTGAGGGGGTGATGTGATGAGTGTTTATTTTTACTGTAGACGCATTGAGCGGCAAGGCAGTACTGGTAGCGTTGGAAGTTTCTGCGGATTTTGTTGTGGTAACTGGTGTTGTTCCGTTTCTGCTGTATCAGTGTTTTAAATAGAGGTTGAGCGATGGATTTTATGGATAAAGTTTTAGCTAATTATGACAGGAGAAAACATGCAGAGGGGCTATCAACGGCCTGTGAAAAGTGCCTATCTCAGCAGGTTCAATTAGTGTCATGGCTGACTGATGACGTTAAATTCAAATGCAGAAAGTGCGGGCATTGTTGGGTGGTGCATAGTAAATGGGGGCACTAATTCTGACGGCCTGAGCCATGCTATAATCCCATCCAACGTGATGGGATTTTTTTATTGGTGACATATGTCAAAAATTGATGCACTAAACGCTTATATACGCGACCGCGTGGCGAGCAATAACAGGGCTATTCAGCAACAACGGCTTTGTGTTGGCGGGAAGAATCTAGACCAGAAGCACGATCGTCTCTGGGCGGAGTGTGGATACCCGCAGGAAATCACCGCCGAGATGTTTCGCTATGCCTACGAGCGACACCCGGCAGCCGCCGCCGGCATTAACCGCATTATCAATAAATGCTGGCAGAAATACCCAGAAGTAGTTGAAGATGGCGAGGATGACAAGAACTCAACGCCGTGGGAGTTGTCCATCAACAACATGATGAAGCGCGCATACCCATTCATCAAAGAGGCTGACAAGCGCAACGCCATCAACCGATATTCTGCCGTCATCCTGCAAGTCCGTGATGGTCGCCAGTGGAGCGAGCCGGTAGACGTCACCAAAACCCGCCGCATTAAAGATAAATCCATTGTTCGCTTTATTCCGGTATGGGAAGAGCAACTCCGCGTTAGTGCGTGGAATAACGACGAAACCAGCGAAGACTATGGCATGCCTGAGATGTACGAGTATCAGGAAAGCGCCGTGGAGGACTTTGACAGCGATGGCAAACCTGAACGTTCCGTGCAGATTCACCCTGATCGCATCATTATTCTGGCTGAGGGTGGTTTTGATGGCAGTATGTTTAGCGGCATCCCGATGCTACGTGCTGGCTACAACAGCCTTATCGATATGGCTAAAGTTTCCGGTAGCTCTGCGGAAGGCTTCCTGAAGAATGCAAGCCGTCAACTAGCCGTTAACTACACGAAGGATAACGTAACACCAGCAAGCCTTGCGCAGTCGATGGGTGTCGATATCGAAGAGCTTACCGACATCATGAATGAGAACATTGAGGCGCTGAACTCAGGGATTGACGCAGCTATGTTCACGATGGGGGCGGACGCAAAGGTTCTCGCTGTAACACCCGCCGACCCGAAACCAACATGGGAAGTTGCTGCCAACCAGTTCGCTGCGTCAATGGCGCTTCCATTCACAGTCATTTTTGGGCAGCAAACCGGACGCCTTGCAAGCGATGAAGACAAGATGCAGGAGGCGATGACCGCCAAGCAACGTCGCGAAACATGGGTGGATTATGTTATCTCAATGTTCGTTGAGCGCATGATTCAGTTCGGCATTGTCGATAAAGCCCCGGCAAATGGCTACAAGGTTAAGTGGGACGACCTGCTGGCTCCATCTGAGCTGGATAAAGCTGAGTTGCTGACTAAACTCGCCACTGCCAATAAGTCGTTCTTTGACGCTGGCCAATCTGCGTTGCTGACCGTCGATGAGGCTCGCGGCATGGTTGGCATGGAGCCGATTGAACTCGATGAGAGCTATCGCGAAGACACACCGCCGGAAGATGAAAATGAAGATACTCCGGTTTAACGCAAGACTTCCGCAACCGCGTATATCGCAGAGCCTGACCGACCCGTTGGGAGCTGCGACAAGCCTGTCGAAGATGGGCAAGGTGATAACGCGCAAATACAAACAACTCAGGAGTCGTGCGCTTGAGTTGTTTCGCACTATTCCTAGCAGTCAGACTAATGCGGAATCGAGTGGCCTGTATTTCTATGACTTCAGTAGTGCACGTGCCGCCACTTTCATGAATGAATTGCAGGCGCTGATTGACGAGATTCTGCTTGAAGGTGATGATTTCGGTCACGGCAGGATGTGGGCTAACGTGTTCATCGGTGATGCGTATCAGGCAGGAACGCAGAAGGCTAACTCAGAACTATCAAGTCTGTCTCCTGTTTATGCCGAGCAAAGACCAATTACCACAATACTCTACAGTGAGCCTTATCTGAATCGACTGCAACTGGCTTATACGCAAGGTTACTCCGACTGGCGCGGACTGAGCGATTATTCCCGTCAGCAACTGGCATCCGTCATTATGGAAGGTGTTGCCCGTGGCGCTAACCCTCGTGATGTTGAATCTGACATTGTTAAGCGTGTTGACGTGTCACATAGTTACGCAAAACAGCTGGCGCAGACAGAAATCACCGGAACGCTACGCCAGGCTAACAGGAAAGAAGTCATTGAGGCGCGCAAAGAGTTAGGCATTGAGACGGTGATGCTGTGGCAGTCGGCATTAATGCGCACAACCCGCCAGACTCACGCGGCGAGACACGGACGGTTTTACACACCGGAAGAGATTGACACGTTCTATAGCGAGAATGGCAACAAATATAATTGCCACTGCGCTCAGACTCCAGCGCTGGTGATGGATGGGAAACCAGTAATTCTTGAGTCGTCGCAGGAAAGGCTTGATAAGCAGCGCGAAGCATGGCAATCAGCAAACAAAAAGCCCTCTAAGTGAGGACTTGGTTTTATTTCGGTGACTTATCGCATTTTTTGCACCAACTAGTAAGGCGCATGCGGAAGCAATGCCTAAACACTGCAGCCAGCATTAAATACAAGCCACATAATCATTCCCCCCGCTTGGTTGATGTAGGCACTATGCACCACCACTCAATCTGCGTCAATAATCATTGTGATAGAATTATTTATTGTTTGAACAGGAGGCAAAATGAAACTATCGCAACGCGGCAAAGAGGCGCTTGGAATTGCAGATGCCGTGGATATATCGCCTTACATCACCACTGAGACAACACAGAATCAGTTCGACGCGCTGACAAGCCTTGCCGCCGAAATCGGCATTGACGCGTTCCGCAAATCAACGCTTCTGAAGAAACACAATCTCCGCTGCTTCTCGTGTGTCGTCGCGCATTTCATCGTGTGGGGCGAGAAGACCGACAACAAAGCAAAACGCAAAGCTGAAAAAGAGGTTTACTGGTATGGCTATTAGCAAAAACATGAAGGCGTTTCTGGATATGCTGGCGTACAGCGAGGGTACGGATAACGGGCGGCAGAAAACCAATAATCATGGCTATGATGTGATTGTTGGTGGCTCGCTGTTTACTGACTACTCCGACCATCCGCGCAAGCTGATCAGCCTGCCAAAGCTGGGCATCAAATCCACTGCTGCCGGGCGCTATCAGGTGCTGGCTAAGTTTTATGACGCGTACAAAAAACAACTGCGCCTGCCTGACTTCTCCCCAGCATCGCAGGACGCCATTGCAATGCAGCTAATCCGTGAATGCAAAGCAACATCAGATATTGAGGCTGGTCGCATTGCTGATGCCATCCATAAATGCCGCTCCCGGTGGGCCTCACTGCCGGGCGCTGGTTATGGTCAGCATGAGCAGAAACTGGATAAGTTGGTTCAGGTATATAAAGAGGCTGGTGGAGTTGTGGCATGAAAAAGTTAAGCAACTGGTTGCTCGGCGCGTGGATTTCGTTCTGCTCGCTGTTGCAACTATGGCCTGACGCAATGATGCATGTATGGGTAATGATGCCTGATGACCTGAAAGCGGCGCTACCACCAATCGTGGTTAAGGGCGTGAGTTACTCCATCATGCTTGTTGGCATCCTCGGCAAGATGCATGGCATGAGGAAGGAAAACCGGAGGCTGCGCGATGATGTCGATTCTCGCTAAATACTGGCGACCGCTGGCAATTATTATAATTGTTGTCGCTAGCGTGCTGTGGGTGCGTAGCGAAATCACCAGCTATGGCGGACAACAATATGCCGCTGGATACGCAAGAGCGGTTGCAGAACAGAAGGCCGCAGACGAACAAGAGGAGCAAAGACGCAATGCAGAACTGCAAAAGATTCAGGCTGACGCACAGCAAAGGATTGATGCTGCGCGCCATGATGCTGTTAATGCTGCTGCTAAGTCTGGCAGGTTGCAACAGCAACTCGCAAACATCCGCAAGCAGCTCGTCGGATATTCCACCGCTGAGTCCATTGGCAATCCAGCCGCAGAAACCGGAGTTTTGCTTGGAGACGTGCTCAGCAAATCTGTCGAAAGAAATCGACAACTGGCAGATTACGCTGACAGGGCAAGAGAGGCGGGATTAGCATGTGAGGCGCAGTACAATTCGCTGCGCAATAAAAAAGCCCCGTAATGGGGCTTGTGTTTAATTGGTTTGCTCTGAGTTTTCTTGCTGCTTCCACATCTGCTTCAGCTGGAAGTAAGCATATGCCTCATCACCATCCTTTGCATTGCGCTCCATTTGCTCACACCATGCCGATGGTTTTGGTGGATCATTCAGCTGGTAGTGTTGTCGGCTCATTAGCATGCTCCCCAGGCATTGGTGTAGTTCGCGTTTCGTTGCGCGATGGTGATATCGCAGAATGACATTATTTAATCTCCAGTTCTTTTGCGCGAATTGCGCTGTCAATGATGTCTTGTAAATCCTGCTCGCGTGATTTGTGCCCGCGCTCGCCAGCCTGCAACGCCTTTTTAATCAAGTGCTGCAGCGCCGGATTTGTGACATTCCACGCCGTGAGTACATCATACACGTCAACAAATACACCAGGTTTAATCTCGCGCAGGTATTTGTTGATAGTCTCCAGCACACCAACGCATCCTCTAATGTCTTCCAGTTTAGTATCTTTAATGGTCATCTCATTGTCACCCGATTATTTTCATCAACATTGAAGTTATCCCGAATGAAATCGTACATGTCATTTTTAGGCATATCAGCCAGCGCCACATAGCAACGGGCAAAGTAGCGAACATCACGAAGTGTCAGCGGCTGCCGTTTCTCCACAATGCTGGTGATAATGTCCATCGGCTCACGTCGTGGTCTTGGCATATTTACTACTCCTTTTTCGAAATTATTATTGACTAATCTACATCACTTAGTCAATACTGTTGGTGTAGAATGATTCTATCACAACGGAAAAGGTGATGTGGAAATGCGATACAAAGAAATAGCAGCGAGATATCAGAAGGAAGTTCGCGAGGTTATGGAAATCCTTAGCGTTCGCGAGGATACCATTAAGTATGTGGAAACTGCCATGTGTTCACTGGCTCTTGAAGCGGAGGTTGCAGGTCGTGAAAAGGCTGACGAACTTATATCTGCGGTGGTTTATAGTTCAACCAGTAACTGTTGAGGATGAAGGTTATCTGTGCGTTGAGCACGTTGTCATTAAGTTCTACGGGAGGAATTATAAATGGCGCATGACGAAGTGTACGAAGAATCGTTAATCAAGCAACTAAATGAGGTTGAGCGTACTCGTGAATGGCTGGAGTGCGAATTGCGAGAAGTGCGTAACCGACTGCAACGTAAGCGCAGTCAGCAGAAGGATGTTATCGACTGGTCAGGAGACGTACCTAAATTTAACAATCTTGGGGAGTGGCTGGGAAAATGAGTGCACCAAATATACCGATGATGAATGATGAAGGATTGCTGGAGTGCCCATTCTGCGGTTCGCTTGAGGTTTACCTGTTCGACGAGTTGGTTTTATCTCATGTGTCTTGCTCGTCATGCGATGCGCGCACAGATGACCACTTTGATGCTTCTATGGCTGTGAAGTCATGGAACACCCGCAACGGGCACGTCTACACCGCTGACGACTTCAGTCGGGCAGCAGAGGAGCGTGAGTATGGACTATAAATCACAAATTATGCGCGTGATTATGATGCATCCAGGAGCGACGCGCGCATACATTGAGAAGCATTGCGGAGGAAAGCGTTCAAGCACCACGACGCATCGTCTGCATGAGATGCTTGCACTTGGCTTCATTCGTCGTGAGAAGTCAGTGATTCGTGGAGGAAAGTGGCAGTACAAGTATTTCATCTCTGATGATGCAGCAGGTATTGATGATGCGATTAAGTGCCATTTGCTTGATAACGCTAGCTCAGAAGTGAAAGAAATCAGCGCCACCACTGGCATTGATTACCGAATTGTAAAAAGCCGCATCCGCATTATGTTTCATAACGGAGATGTAACGCGAAGCTATGACCACCACAAGAAGCTGTGGCGCTATTCATGGCGTGATCAGGAAGTTAACGTCAACAACCTGTTCAATTCACTTCTTCGCAATGTGAGGGGGCATTATGGGGAAGGCGAAGCGCAAGAAGCAGGCGGTAGGTTATGAGTCATTACCGCCATGTGAAATTACAGGATTTCCTCAGCAGGAAGATGTGATTCTCACTGAGGCTGAGTGGCGCAAAGTAGCAAGAGTGCAAATAATGTTCCGCAAACTTGCTGAGGATGTACTAAATGAGATGGGCTATTAAGTATAAATCTGGCAGAACCCTGTTTGTGACATCAGATGAATTTATTGCCAATAATCGTAGAAAAATGGGCTGGATAGTGGAGGAAATAAAATGATTATCCAACTAAACGACATCATGAAAGCAGACATCATTCAGCTTGAAGATTATGACATGCAACTGGCATTTGAAATCGAAACCGTTGAGCGTCAACTGCAATATGCGGATAAGAAGAATGATCGCGTCTGGCACGAGAAAGCACTTAAGGCGCGCGACCACATGAAGCGCACGCGAGCACTTATTAAAACTCGACTGGATAAGCTGTATTACGGTGAGGAAAGAATGATTCACGGGGCGATACTGGCGCAAATACGCAAGGAGATGTCAATTGGTAAGTTTATGTCATACGTTCACCGTGCAAAACAGGAGGCTGGGTTATGATTCCGTTGCTATGGGCGCTTTCCGCTTACGCATTCTGTCGCGTGCTTAATGCTGATGATATGTATCAGGTTGTCTGTTATGGCGCACTGTTTTGCTTATCTGGAGCCGCTCTCGCATTCATGGATGATGTGATTTCAGACTAACTCCGTATATCTTTTGTTCATCATGGGTTGCTATCATTTAATCAGGAGGTAGCCCATGAATATAATCCCTATCACTTACTTTCTCACGCTCTACGCACTCACTGATTCGCCATTATTTGCACTGGCTACCGCCTCATGGTGCTATATCTCCCTGTGTTATAATTCGACCACAAACTAACCGTGGAGAGTTAACCATGATTGTCAAGATTGGCGACAAGTGGGTGGTCAAGTCGAAAGACGGCTCGCAGCAATTTGGCGAATACGACACAGAAGAAGCCGCCAAAAAACGCCTTGCAGAAGTGGAAGCGTTCAAGCACATGAATAATAAATTGCAGGTTAACGTCCTGACGACCATCAATTCAGCCAGCAACATCAGTGAGCAGATCATTGATGGCGACCCGCACTACGTGATCAAAAACGTCGTGCCAGTGGTTGACGATGTCGTGATGAACAATGGCCTGTATCCGGGTGAGGAAATCCGCAAGAGCTATCACGGCCTTGATGGCAAGCCTGCACCATACAATCACCCGATGATTGATGGTAAATACGTCTCCGCAAGCATGACGCGCGCCGCTAACCAGTTCAGTGTTGGCGCATGGATTGAAAACTCATCCCATGACGGCAGCAAGGCGCTTGTTGACCTAAAGGTAAACAAAGTCATTGCTGAATGTTCGGAGAAAGGTCAGGAACTGCTCGGTCGCATTGAGGAACTGATGAACTCCGCAGCAGGCGCCGAGCCAATCCACGTATCCACTGGCTTATTGCTCAACCGCGAAGCTGCAGAAGGCACAAGCAAAGGCAAGAAATACACATGGATTGCGCGCAACATGGAATGGGACCATCTCGCCATCCTGCCGCCGGGAGTGCCGGGAGCCGGAACGCCAGAAGATGGTGTTGGCATCTTTGCCACTAATGGCGAGCAAATTGAGCGAATCACCGTAAACCTTGAGGATTCAACTGTGCCAGACAAAAGCGCTAACAAGATTAATTATAAATCGTGGCTGCATAAGGCCATCAACTACATCACCAATAAATCAGACTTGTCGTTTGAGAATATTAGCGAACAGATTCGCCAGATTCTGAAAGCTGAAGTCGGTGAGGATGCGTGGCCTTATATCGTGGCTGTATACAACGATCGCGTCGGGTTCGAAATCAAAGGCCAGATCTTCCAGCAGTTCTACATCGTTGAAGATGATGTGGTAAAATTGGTCGGTGAGCGGGTCAAGGCTGTTTATAAGACTGAACTTGAGCCGGTAAAATCAACTGAAGGGGAAATCTCAATGACGAACGAGGAATTACAGGCGGTACTCGCTGAAGCCCTCAAGCCGGTTCAGGAATCGTTGACAGCTGTCAACCAGAAGCTGACCGACATCGAAGCTGAAAACGTTAAGCTGAAAGAGCAATTGCAGGCGAATACCGAGCAGGAAGAAACCGCGATGCGTGCTGCTATCATCGCTGAACTGAAACTGCCGGAATCCGCTGTGAATGCACTGAAAGGCGAAGCACTGCGTGAAACCTATGCGCTGACCAGTAAACCTGCTGCGCTGAAAGGTGGCTTCCAGCCGAACCACGCTGATGACGATTTTGATATGGAGGCACCTGAATAATGGCTACTATCCGTTATGGCACCATCATTGGTGGCCCAGCTCGCAAGAACGACCCGCAGATTCGCGAAGGTATCATGAAGGTCGCGCTGAAGCCGGGCGCACTGGTTGACTTCGATACTACTGATGACAAAATCATCGCTCACGCTACCGCTGGCGGTCAGGGTTTTCCTTACGTTCTTCAGCATAACTACATCGGCGGCGGTGATGTGTCTGAAGATGTCCCTGCTGGCGCTACTGGCATGGCTGTGCAGTGCGAGTTTGGTGTCACCTATCATGCGCTGGTTGCTGCATCTTCCACACTGAAGAAAGGCACTCCGCTGGCAAGTGATGGCAATGGGGCGCTAAAAGTTGCTGGGAATGAGGATAACATCCTGTTCTATTCCGATGAAACCTACACCGTCCCCGCTGGTGGTGCTGAGCTGGTTGCAGTTCGTCGTGCCGGCAATGCTTCCATGCCTACTGGAGAGCAATAATGGAAAAGATTATTTTTACCAAAGACCTGGTGGCCAACTCTGCAGTAGTGGCTGACCAGTGGAAACATTTGACCATCGACCGCAAGGTATTCTGCAATGCAGAAGCTGAACTGGCGAAAACTTACGGCGTGAACGCCACCGCACTGGTAACGAAAGATTACTGGCGCGAAGTGGACAACGTCACCACCCGCGTTTTCCGCAACGAAGCTGGTCAGGACATGATGGCTGACCTGATGGGTATCGCGGCAAACATCAACATCGGTAAGACTGTGGCAATCAGCCGCATTGCTTCTGATGCTGGCAAGGTGGTCCGCACCCTGTCTGGTCAGGAGCCGGAAGATTTGGATAAAACCCGCTACGATTACACTGGCGATGTGATTCCAATCTTCAAGACTGGCTACAGCCGCGAATGGCGCGAACTGCTAGGCATGCAGTCTGAAGGTTTTGACCCACTACTGGACGATCAGGCTAACGTCACCTTTAACCTGCGTTCCGATATGGCGCAATACCTGCTGACCGGTGACCAGACTCTGAACGTGAACGGCGTTTACACTGGTTACGGCATCACCAACCACCCGAACACTGTTCAGGTTGATTTGAGCACTGATTCCCCCGGCCTGAATATCGACCTGCAAACCGCAACGCCAGACGAAATAGTTACCTTCTTCAATCAGGATTTTCAGGCTATTCTGGATGCGCAGAACGTATTTGAGCAGGTGACTCTGTGGGTTTCCCCGGCAGTGCGTCGCAGCTTCATGCGTCCGTATTCTAATGCGGCAGGATTCAAGGGCGGCACCGTTGAGCAGTACATCACGCAGTTTGGCAACGGTCGCATCGGCAAGATCGGCACCAACTTCCTGCTGACCGGCAACCATTTCGTTGGTTACGTTCGCAACGACATGTACATCCGTCCGCGTGTTGCTCAGCCTGTTTCCACCTACGCGGCAGCTCGCGACAACCCGCACGATAACTTTAACTTTATGGTATGGTCTGCTTTCGGTTTGCAAATACGTAAGGATTTTACTGGGAAGTCAAAAGTGTTCAACGGCTACGGCAATCAGGCTGCGAAGTAATAAAACAGGGGCTTCGGCCCCTTTGTGAATTTGAGGTGAATAATGGCTAAATACGAAGTCATCGCACGCGGAATCTTTGTTAAAGAGAAAGGCAAGATTCGTGAATTGCAGCTTGGCGAGGTTGTTACGGAGCCGGCTGAGCATCTGATGTCAAAGCTGCGAGTTATGCCTGAGCTACCAAAGACGTTTGAGGTTGCCACGCCTGAGAAAGAAGGTGATAGTAAACCAAAACGCCGCCATCGCAAAGGCAGTGAAAATGAATAAATAAAGCCCCAAAGTGGGGCTTTGATTTATCTCTTGTTTTTAGTCATGTGTTGCTTCGCAATATAAATGCACTCATCAAAAATGCCACCTTTCTTTGCGATATGATTGCGCTTGTAATGCTGAATTGCCGCATCAATTGCCATCTGATCGATATCTGGCAGCTTGGCGCGAAGTTGTTTTTCGATGAATTGTTCAGCGTTCATGATTTATCTTCACCCATCCTTTGCTTGCTCCATGCGACACGATAAGACCTTTCTTTCTCAGCACTTGCAACCTGCGGTCAAGGACTCGAAAACCTTCATGCTGTTTTGTCGCCAGCTTTTCACACTCTGCATATATGCCACTATGTATGCCGTCAGAAAAATGAATCGCCATGAATGGTGTTGGAACATTGAAATCAAGAGCATTCATAATCATTGCGTCGAGTTCTTCATACTTGCTCATTACATCTTCTCCAAAATCGCCATAACCTCGTGAATGTCAGCAACAGGAATCTGGATAAATTCCTCATCCTCTACCACCACGTGACCAGCAGGAAGAATCACATGGTCTGCTGGCTTCAATAACTCAATCAGACGGTCTACTGGCTTAATCTTTTTCGACTTAAGCACCTTCGCTGTAACTTTGTCCTTACCTTGCGCTTTCGCTTCTTCTACTGCCTCGTCGATAACTTTAACAGCATCGTCGCCATGCTCACGCGTTACTGCTACGGCATTTGCATAACTGATTTGTCCTGCACTGATTCGCGCCTTTACTTCCGCCGGAACATCACCCAGTGACAGGTGCATTTGCACGTCAGATACTGAACGACCTACCTTTTTGGCGATTTCTTCATTCGTCCAGCCAAAGCCTTTCAGTCTCGTGTAAGCCTTTGCGCGTTCAAACGGGTCGAGTTGCTTACCCTGACTGGATGACACCATGAAGGCGATCTTATCCGCCTCGTCGCCAGTAAAATCCTTACACTCGATGCGAACGATTGGTGCTCCGCGCTCAATGGCACGCAATGCGCCGAGATAGCGATGCTGACCATCAAGAATGCGAATTCCTTTTTCGTCAGGAATAACTGTCAATGCTGGTAATGGCTGACCTGATTCCCAGCACTGCGCGAAATATTCAACATGCTGCTCATCTGCTTCACGGATATTGTATCCCGGCTCAAGATAGATTTGCTCTACTGGCACGAGATAGGTTTTGTTAACAGCGATGCCGTTTCGCGTTTCTTTGTCTTGATAGATTTTGCTGAGTGTTTTCATCATTTCTTCCCTAGTGCTTTATTGATTGCTTTGTTGGCAAGATGCAAAACTGCAACTTACCGCATCAATCAGCTTGGCTTTGTCGTCACTTTGGTTATCAATATCAAACATTTCCATCACTCCAGCATTTATTGTTGTTTCTACGTCACTAACTATAAGCGCACCACCAATCCACGTCAACAGGAATATGCTAAAATCATGCTAATCAAACAACAGGAGATTTAAGCATGGGTTCGACAAATGGTCCTTCTCGTCCACGCACTACCGACAATACAAAAACTGGCGACAAAAATGGCGCAGTGAAGCCAAACGGCTCCACCCGTTTATCATCGCGCGGTAAGAAATAATGTTCGGCGCAGATATTGCCATCATGATCATGTATGTGCTGGGTTTCGCTTGCGCGGGCATGGTCGCGTTTCTGGTGTTCATTCCAGCAATGGCGATGTCTGTGTATCTTGGGTGGGTGCTTGTTGATTCATTTCCTGCCGAATATCTGTATTACCTTGCGCAGTCTATGGTCTGGTTGTTTCCGGCTATTGCGCTGCGCAAAAGTACAAAGATGGCGCTCTGCGTGCTGACGATGAGCCTTTACGAATGGCTGGTTGCGATAGAGTCATTCGTATGGGAATTTATCACGCCTGTAGAAACGCCGCTTCATGCGCAGTACGCATTTATTATTATCGGTATCCATCTGTTCATCCTTTCCATCACTTTTAAATGGGGCGGCGAAATTGGACATTATTCCTGGCGTGGTTGCCATCGTTTTTTCGCTGATTCAAATTTATAAGTGCTGGAAACATATCATCAGCGAGGCTCGCAATGAACGAAACACTAAGGCAGGCCGCAGAGCAAGTGATAAGCGGGGCGACGGGGCAGGTGATTGATAAGGCTGGGTATGCTTCTATTGGCACTGGCATTGGCCTGAAAGTTGCAGAGCAAACACCTGTCGCGCAGTCTTATTTTGAGACTATAATTCCACACTCATTAACTGAGTGGGCGGCAGTAGCGTCAATCATTGGTGCCATATCTCTGGCAATAAAGAACCTGTTTGAGATATGGTGGAGAGTCAGGAGGCATAAGAAAAATGACAGCACCAACACCTGAAGAACTGGCCAGCCAGATGGCGTCGCGAGGGATGACCATTACCACAACGGATGCTTCTGGCATTCTGTGCCTTGTGTCATCAATCAGTGAATGCCTTGAGCTGAACTATCCAAATGATGAATGCCGACAAAATGCGATCATGCTGTGGGCTTCCATCCTGATTAGCGCAAATACCGCTGGTCGCTACGTTACCAGTCAGAGCGCACCTTCTGGCGCATCACAATCATTCGCGTATGGCAGCAAGCCGTGGGTGGCGCTGTACAATCAGATGAAACTACTGGATACAGCCGGGTGCACTGGCGACTTGGTGGAAGACCCTGATGGAAGCGGCAAACCGTGGTTTGCTGTTGTGCGCGGGAGTAAGTGTAAATGACTTCGCTGGCTCGGTTTTCCTACACGCAACCATGCACAATCTGGCACAAAAACGGCACTGACAAGTACGGTAAGCCAACTTTTGACGCGCCAGTGAGCATCATGTGCGATTATGGCTTCAACGATGATGTATCGACAGACGCGAAAGGCAATGAGATTGTGCAGAAGAACACTTTCTGGACAGAATACACTGGCGCTAAGGTTGGTGATTACATCATGATTGGCACAGCGACAGAAGCTGACCCGCTGGCGGCTGGCGCTAACCAGATTCTGAATGTGATTAACTATGGCTCAACTTTCAATAGGGCAGAGCCACCAGATTTCGCGCTGGTGACATAATGCCAGCCAAACTAACTGGAGTGCGCGAAGCCATAGCCAGAACATCGCAGATTGTGGATGAGATAATCGCCACAAAAGCCGTGCGTGCTCTGAAATCGGCGACATACATTATCCGCACCGAATCAGCTACGTTGACGCCAATTGATACGTCAACGCTGATTAACAGTCAGTTCGACACGGTAGAAGTTAACGGAACGCGGATCACTGGCAAGGTTGGTTACTCTGCAAAATATGCGCTGCACGTCCACAATGCCAGCGGTAAACTTTCAGGCAAACCACGCAGCAACGGCAACGGAACGTATTGGTCGCCGGGTGCTGAACCGCAATTCCTGACCAAAGCAGCGCAACGCACAAAAGACCTGGTTGATAGCGTGATTAAGAAGGAGATGACACTCTAATGAATATGCTCAAACTGGTTGATGCGTATCTTCAGGATGCTGGATTGTATGATGGTTGGACTTCACAATTGCAGTTCTGGAATGACACCGGAGACGGCAACGAGCAATTTATTGTTCTGCAATCCAATGGTGGTACGCAGGTGATGGATGGCCTTGGTGGTGACTTCTATTTCTCGTTGTATATTGTTGGTAAGCATGGTCAATACAACGTGTCGGATATTGACGCTAAAGCCAATGAGATTATCGAATACATCAAAACCCATCCGATTGATTCGTGTGTTAACTACATCCACTTGCAAGCGCCACTCGGGCGACCAATGCTGACGGAAGAGAAGCGCCCTGTGCATGAGTTGCTTTTGCGGGTTGTGAAATAAATAAAGCCGCACTTTGCGGCTTTTGTTTTAGCGTTTAATTATACTTGTCAGGTCGACGAATGTATCGACGACATCCCTGAGTGTCTTTTGAGGTTTTTCTTCTCCGTTGTAAAACTCTTCAAGTATCTCATTTGCTAATTGTCTGTACAGAAAGATTTCATCAGCCATGGCCTTGAGTTCGATGTATCGCTCATCTTTGCGTAACTCATCAATCTCTTTATCACTTACGAAGAAGTCAATCATACAATCCCCCTTTCCATGAAAGTTTTAACAACCCACATTTCGCCTTCTGCCGTAAACATGGCCTGAGAGTGCCCAGTGGAAGTCTCCCGCATAATTCCGTAACCCGCGTCAACAAACCACTGCTGAAATGTTCTGCAACGTTTAACCGAACGGTTGTACACGTTGAGAGTATCCAGATACTGGTTTAGTTTCTTCGCTGACATTTTTACCTTCTGCCCGACATGTGTCGCGATGTAGAGATTGTTTTTGTCTACAATTTTGTCGTAAACGTCAGCTTTTGGTGCTGCGATAGCCAGCTTTTCCTGTGCAATCAGCTTTTGCTCATACTCATTAGCCCATGCGCGGGCAGCCTCTGCCGGGTTAGAGAAGTTGGGTAGGATTGACTTATTCTGCGCCTCCTCCAATTCTTTAACGCGATTAATCACTCTCATGCGTTGCTTTACGTCATACCCAGTAATCAAACACATGGTTAACTCTTTATTGAGCAGGATTTCGTCGATAACATTGCGGCCATTGTATTCTTTATATTTAAAGAAAAATCCTTTAAAATCATCATTATCCAAATTTGGATTATACCCCAAAGCATCTAGCATATCCTGGATGTCTCGGTTTACGTGGTGTGGTTTCTTCCCAGTAGCCTCCGCAATTTCACGCGAAGAAATCATCACTTCATTTTTAGTGTTCATTAATTCGTTCATGGTTTCATCTCCTATCGTTGGTATGGTTATATTTAACGATAGCAACGTTAGCTGTTCAAATCAGATTCCTTGTCGTGACGATAACAATCACTTGAGTTACAGCCACACCTAAGCATTTGATCCATAGTGAGCGTTGTGTAAAAAGTTTTATGGCCCGTTTTTCCAACTACGAAATTTTCGTAGTTTAAATTTTCGCCAACCTCATCATTTACGCGAGCATGAAAATCCGAGGGCCGCAACGCGCGCTGGGTTAATTACATCATTCAAAAAGTCGATACTTGACATAACGAAATCGCTATTGATATCCATTAACATGTTCATCTCTTATTCTCCTTAAGCTGTCAGCAAGTTATTGATTTCCTCGGAAACCCCAAAAATGGGTTTTGCTCTAAATTCAATGCTTTAAGCGTATTTCCAATGTCTCTAATCACGTGATCATGCCGTTTTCCTGCCAACTCCGCAATCTCACGGCTTGACATGGTTTGCACTTCACCAGCATTCATTAATGCGTTCATGATTTCCTCCTTTGTTTAATTCCATTATCTACATCAACACAAACTCATCAAATCAATCTGCTTATCGTGGCAAGCAAGGTTGCTTGTGCTGCTGTGATATAATCACCACGTTAGCAGCTAACACAATTCGGAGATCGAAATGGCTATTTGTGCAAATGAAAAGGGCGTTCTGGTCGGTCGTATGACACGGCTGTTCCTTGCTGAGGGGTGTGGCGACGCAGTTCCGAAAGCAGAAGACTGGAAGTATTTAGGCTCAACCACCAGTAAGGGTGTTGACTACTCACCGCAGACAACCACATCGGAAGCGGATACTGCTGGCGGTTTTGTTTCCACTCTCGTTACCAGTTCTGATATGACCATCAGCGCAGAGGTTGAAATCCGCAAGAATGACCCGAGCGATGAGTTTGGCTTCCATCGTCTGGTTGAGATTTACACCACTGAACTGAAGGCTCGTCGCCAGCCTTCCTTGTGGGTACGTCAGGTGACTGGTGCGACTATCGTGACCGCGTACTGCAACATCACCAGCATCAGCTACGAAGGTGGCACGAACGACATCGTTACTGGCAGCCTTGAGTTCAAGGTTTACGATTCTGACAGCGTCACCGTCGAAAGCCTTGAGCCTTTGAAGTTCACTACTGACCTAAACTCAACCGCCGCCAACACGATCGATACTTTAACTGTTGCTGTTGAGGGTGGCGTCTCTCCTTACACCTACGTGTGGCGCAAAGATGGCGCTGTGCTTAGCGGTAAGTCAGAGGCAACACTGGCAAGCCCGAAAGCTGGGGTGTATACCGTCACGGTCACGGATTCATCTACTGACCCTGAAATTATTATCAGTAAAGCGTGCACTGTGTCCTGATAAAGAAAAAGCCCCGAAAGGGGCTTTATTTGTTCTTGTGGTGGTTGTGGCAGTGGTACCAACTAGTTCATATCACCCTATCCTCATCAAAAATAACACCAATCTCACGAAGCAAGTCTTTCGCCTTTTGTTCCGCTTCTTCGTAGTCGTAACCTGCATCGACATACAAATCAGTGTAGAAAATCAGGTCTGCTTTTGTTTGTTCGTTCATGGTTAGGGCTCCTTACATTCTGTCTCCATATTTTTCGGCAAAATGCATAATACATCCCATTTCAGCTATTTCTTTTGCTTCATCCTTTTGTATTGCAGGGTCGGTAATAAAAATCATTTTTATGTTGTCCATTACTAATGTTTTATGCTCATCATTTATAAACCCATCCGCTGCAACAACAGAAACCACGTCTTTTATTGATATTCCAGCGTCTCTTGCATCCGCAATTGCGTATGCCTGCTCACCAACTGCGCGACATGCATCTCGTGTGACTTTGCCTAAACCTGCATCTGCTGACACGCAAAAACTAGTAGCTAAGAATACAGACAAGATCAACATTTTAATTTTCATAACTCACCTCATTTATTAATCACTCGTTTCGATGACTTGAATCTACGTCAACGCCTAGCGGGTGTCAACACTACTGAGGTGATATAATCAACATCAGTCAAAATCAGGATGCAAAACATGAGCAATCGCACGCCACTAACAGAGATCGGAGAGATGCGCATCTCGCTTTCCGACGGGAGTTTTTTCTTTAAGCCATCATTCCGCGCAATGAATGAAATCGGCACACCAAAGGAAATCGTCGAGGTGTACGCTAAGCTCAATGGCATTGATTATGTTGCGCCATTGCAGCATGTGGAATACCTACCATTTGGCGCACAGATGCAGGTCATGAAAACCATCAGTAAGCCTGTGTATGGTCGCCATGTACTGAGTGCGGCCTATATTGTCATGCAATCATGCTGTGAAGATGATATTTCTGTGCTGATTGGTGGTTGGAAGCCAACACCGCGAGGCGTGCGATATGTTCCTGGCATCATGCCAGTGAGCGACATTATTATTATTGCGCGCAACCTGATGCAGCATGGCATCATCGGCAAATCCCCACTCAAAGTGCCTGAACGTCTGGAAGAGCAAGGAAAGAAGACCACAAATGAGTTTCATGCGTCGCAATACATTATCTCAGCACGCACGCATTTCGACATGACGCGTGATGATGCTGAAAACCTGTCCATGACAGAGTTCCAGATGATGATTAAGAATAAATATCCAGAGCCTAAAGGGTTAACGAAAGAAGAACGTGCAGCTGAGTATGATCAGGCTAAAGCAGACCGTGAGCGCATGAAGGCACTGGCTGAACGCAAAGCGAAAAAAGCGAGGAATACATAATGGCTGAAGAAGTCGGCGGAATTGTCTACGAAGTCGGGATGGATGTATCCGGGCTTAAAGCTGGCACAAGCTCAGCGGAATCAGAATTATCAAAATTTGACTCTGCTGTAAGTGGCTCAATAAAGAATCTAAATAAACTTGATGGTCAGGCTGACTCAACTGGCAAGGCATTCTCTTCTCTTGTCTCCGTGGTTAAAAGCATTGATGCCACACTCAGCAAGATGGCTGCCTCCAGTGACGGTGCGACAAGTGCTGTCAAATCAACATCACAATCTGCTGAGTCAGCGAATCAGGTTATCGACGCGCTAAACCAGCAACTGGCTATGATGCAACAACAGCAGCAGCAAGCCGCTGTGTCTACTGGCAGACTGGAAACCTCAATTAATGCCGTTACGACTGCTATTCGTGAACTTGGTACATCTACTGGCGGCGCTGGCGCAAGCATATCTGGCACAGAAAGATTAATTGAAAGCCTCGGTAATCAGGTTGCCATTCTTGAAGAACAAATGGAGAACGGCGCTAGAAGTGCGGCAATTCTTGCGGCGCAACTCAGAGCTGGAGATGGCGCAACTGACGCGCAAAAGGCCAAGATTGCTGAACTGACTGGTCGCCTATATGACATGAAGAATGGCACAGAGTCGGCTGGCAAATCCACAAACGGTTTCAGGAACGCGCTACAGCAGGGTGGCTATCAGGTTCAGGACTTTATTGTTCAGGTTCAGGGAGGCCAGTCCGCGCTTGTTGCGTTCAGCCAACAGGGTTCACAGCTAGCATCAGTATTCAGTCCAGTAGCTGGCGCAGTATTGACAATTGCGACAGTTATCGCTGGCTCACTGATGGCCTCGCTGAGTAACGGCAAAAATGCCATTGATGCCATGAAGGATGCCATTTCTGCAATGGATCAGGTTATCAGTGTTTCAAGTAATGGTGTGGCGGCATACTCAGATAAGTTTGCAGCACTGGCAAAAGCCAACACAACCGTTGCAACACTGATGCGCCAGCAAGCGCAACTTGAACTGTCTGCTGCGCTATCTAAAGTATCAAAGGAAATATCAAAAGCATCCGGTGAATTCGTCACCTTTGGTGATCGTCTTTTTGCTTCATTTTCAGGAGCTAATGTCAGCATCAAATCATTTAATGATTACCTGTCCACGCTGAATATCACCACAAATGATTTCGGTGAAGCGATGAAGCAGGCCGCATCTGCTGGGCTTGCTGGGCAATCAACGATGAACAGCATGATTGCCACCGTTGGCGCTCTTGCGAGTCGATTTGACATGACCGACCAGCAGGCTTTCGAATTCGCCAAGCAGCTTTCTGAAATCGCCAAAAACCCAAGCAATGAAAAACTCAATGAACTGATTGTCACACTGCAAAAAGTTGGTGAAGGCCAGTCATCTGGCGCACAAAAGGCAAGAGAGTATGCTGCTCGCTTGCTGGAAATCGCCACCACCACAACCGATGCAACCATGAGGCTGAAGGCGCTTAAGGGGATGACTGACTCCTTAATGTCAAGTCAGGATAAGGCGCTAAAAGCTGCTCGCCAGGCATTATTTATTGAGAAGCAAACTGGCGATGAGAAGCTAAAAGCTATGGCGTGGCGTGATGCGGAGGCTCAGGGTCTAAAAGAAAACACTGCCGCATTCCGTAAATACTATAACGTTCGTCTTGAAACGTATCGCCAGCAGGAAAAAAATGCACAGGCGGCAAGGGATGAGCGAAATGCAAACAAAAAGCTAAAAACTGAATTAAATCAACAGGAAAACATCCAACAGAAATTAAATAAACTGCGGCAGGAGGCTCTACTTGCTGGTCAGGCGGAATCCACAAAAGAACTATCCCGCGAGCAAGCCATCCTCAACGCTCAGCAATCGCTTGGCAAGGCCGCCACTCAGGAGCAGATAAAACTTGCTGGCGAGTACGCTGCGAAGATTTGGGATCAGAAAAATGCACTGAAGGAACAGGCTTCTGCAGAGAAAGAAAGGCAGCGTGTAGAAAAATCATATCATGGGTTGCGCGCCATTGCGTCACCAACAACTGGCATTGATAGTGAATACCAGCAACGCATGGCTGACCTTGATGCCTACGCAGCGGCGTATCCGCAGAAAATCACGGAGATTGAGCAGACTCGCGCAGCAATTGAAGCACAATATCGCCAGCAGAGAATGGACGCCATGTGGGCTGAATGGCAGCAACAAAGCCTCGGTGCGCAACTGTTCGGCACCGCTCTTGATTCAGCAATGAGCACAGCATCAAACAGCATCACCGGATTGCTGACAGGGACAATGAGCGTTCAGGATGCCATGCGCAGTCTCGGCTCTACGGTGCTGAACTCTCTGGTAAACAGCTTCGTTGAAATGGGTGTGCAGTGGGTTAAATCTGCTGTTATGGGGCAGACCGCACAGGTTGCGGCTACGGCAACCACAACAGCGGCGCAAACGGCAGGGCTGGCAACCACAACGGCAGCATCCACGGCGGCGGCAGCCACCACCACGGCAGCATGGACTCCTGCAGCAATCGTAGCATCAATCGGCTCATTCGGCGGGGCGGCTGCAATTGGGGTAGGTGCCGTTCTCGGAGCGCTGGCGATGGGTATTACTGGCAAGCGTAAAAATGGTGGCCCTGTTAGTGCCGGAAGTATGTACGAAGTGGGCGAAAACGGCTTACCTGAAATATTCCAGGCGTCCAACGGTCGCCAGTATATGATTCCAGGTAACGATGGCTCAGTTATCAGCAATAAGGATATTTCCGGTGGAGGTGGCGGGGTTGTGGTTTATAATAACGTGATAAATAACAGTTCTGCTCAGGTTAGCAGTAGTGCCAGAGATAATGGTGACGGCAGCGTGACAATTGAGACGATTGTGAGCGACATAGAAAACAATGGACCCATAGGACAAAGCATTGGTAGAAACTATAACGCAAACCGGAGAGCAACCGAATGAGAAAAGCCCCGAAAGGGGCTTTACTTTAAATCTTGTCAGCGCATTTACGCACGACCCTCGGTATCGTTTCTTTCAATTCATCCCATGAGTTGACCGCTTCCATATCCAGAAGTGTGACAAGAGATTTCTGGATATCACTGCGTAACTGGTTAGTCTTTGCGTCCTGAGAGTCCCATGTGTCAAACCCAGTAACTTCACGGATGTCTATCGACTCCTTGACCGTCTTTGCCACCTGAATGAAATGCCCACTATGACCAATCCTACCCTCAGTGCGTTCAAGCATTCTGCTGACGGCAGCATTAAGTTCCACGAAACTTACTGCACCAATATTTCGCAACTCAACCTGTCTCTGCGTAATGAATCGGTCGATGACAAGGAAATGGAAATATGTGCTGTATTGCTCTGCTATATATACAGCCAGATGCAAGCAAGCAAAAGTGGAACCATTCCTACCTCGCGTTGATTTTATTGCGCTATCGATACCAAGTTGCTTTTCGCACTCAGCCTTGAAATCCTTAAATGCATCAGTTGCCATTACCTGTCGTATTTCTCTTGTTCCCATCCCATTATCCAGTCTCCAGCGGTTCATCTGGTTAACAAGCTCATTAACGTTAATAAAATTTTCACGGTCGAAAGTGATCTCTCCGTACGGGAACTCTAATGTTTGCAGTTTCATTATTATTTCTCCTATTTAATGTGACAATTAAATTCTACATTCAAATGTAGAATTTTTGCAAGCTATTTTAGGTGGCAAAACATCATAGAACGAATACATTTCAAACCAACTCATGATGGGGTGGTGAAGCTTGCGCCGTGCTAAAATACATCAACAAAGCGAAGAGGATTTCACATGATAGTTAAATACCCTGACTGGCTACCACTCACACAGCGTGCCAGCAAAAACCTGACACAGCAAACCCCATTCCGCAGTGACCAGCCTGCGGTTGGGGCGCCAATCTTTCAGAAGCTGACAACTGATATTGCGGCCACATGGAGCCTGACGTGGGTTTTTACACTGGCTGAGGAGCGCGCATTTATCCAATGGTTGCGTAGTCCTGGCTACCTCAACAAATGCAACAACTGGTTCACCATGATGATTGACCTCGGCGGTAGTGGATTGCAGGAGCAAACGCTGCACTTTACAGATTACCCTGTACAGACCAGTATTGACGGTGGCGTTGTTACGTGGACTGGCAATGTTATTGCCAAAAAACTCAATAACACAATGGACGAGTTTGATGATGTTCTGGTTGAGCTGGATTGCAAGTGGTTCGGATGGTTAGATGAAGTTGTTAACCGTGACCTGCCGGAGTACCAATAATGCCATCATTACGCGATTACAAAGCAAAACGCCCTAACTGGGCGTTATTCGACACGATAACGTTTTACCACTCGTCATTTGGCCATGTGCGACTTGTGGCTAACGTACTGGATGAAATGGTGCTTGGCGGTGAAACCTATCTGCCAGTGCGCATGGATATCACGCAGTCCCAACAGTCGAACACTCCAGTCATTAACGCAACCGTTAAGTTTGCACGTCTGGCTAATGACTTCAAGCAATACCTTAAATTGTGGACTGGGTCAGGTCGCATTGAGCCAATTACCGCACTGTATCAGCGATTTGAAGAGACTGACACAAACACACCGCTGAAGCCATATCGCCTGTATGTCAGTGATGTAGCCATGGATGGTTCTGATGTTACCGTGACGCTGTCAATCAAAAATCCAATCAAAGGAAATGTAGCAAAACTTTATGACATCACTCAATTCCCCGGACTGCGTAATGTCTGATGAAGAATTTGCGCAGTTAATGTTTGGCAAGCCATACAAAGACAGATGTTGCCATGTTGATGCCGTTGACTGCTGGGGGCTGGTGGTGCTTTATTACCGCCTGTGTCGTGACATCAATATTCATCATGACGACAATTATGATGCTGGTGGGTCTTTCGTCACCTGCTTCAATAGTGAGGTGACATTCTGGAGGGATACGCAATCACCAGCAACAGGAGATGTTGTTGTGGCATATCGCGGAAACGTTCCTGTTCACATCGCCATGATGTGGGGGCGTGATAAAATACTTCATGCGCGAGAAAAAACGGCAGTCAGGTTTGACCGACTGCGAACACTCGAAAAAATATCAACAAAGTTAAGGTTTCTCACCTATGCCAGTAATTCATATCCAGAAGATTCCGGGCACACCGAAAGAAACGGGAGTTGTGCCAGCGGGTACAAACCTGTGGAAGTGGCTTAATAAATCAAATCTCCCTGCCAGCATTTCAATTGCAGTAAATGGCAGATTGCTCGGTGAAGATGATGATCTTTCTTTCTGTTTGCGAGATGGCGATGTGGTCAACGTTTATTGCCAGCCTTCCGGCGCTATCGGCGACCTTATTGGTGCGATACTGAAGCCAATAACGAAAATATTTTCGTTTCTTACGCCTAAGGTATCAACACCAAAAAAAGATGCCAGCTCAAAAACATCACCAAACACCAGTCTTAAAGCGCAAACCAATATTGCGCGAAATGGTGAGGCGCGTCCTGATAATTTTGGACAGGTGCGCTCATTCCCTGATTTGCTTCAGGAATCATTGTTTGAATACGTCAATAATATTAAATATGCCACCGAGTTTATGAACTTTGGCCTCGGTAAGTATGATGTATCATCTGTGCGTTATTCTGAGTCAAATCTAGGTTCACTGGCTGGCGCTAGTTACACCATTTATCAACCGGGAGAGATTATTCCGGTTGTGTATGAGCCGTATGCGTTTGATGATGTTGATGGTCAGGAGCTTTACGGGCCAAACGAACTTAATACCGACCCGCCGCCAGTGGTTATTGAAACGGCAACAACAACCACGGTCACAGAAATGGAGTACGTCAATGGGCAATTCCTTGCGAAGATACCCAAAAACAATGAGTTTGATTATTTCATTGATCTGACATTGCCGCATGATGTTACATTTGGCATTAACGTATCATTCCCTACAGTGGGTGGTGTTACCGTCACTCGCGACATAACGCTATCTGGAAGATTGATATCAGCAACAGAAACTGACGACGGAGGTGTGCCGCCAGAAAACTACTGGTACACATTTATAATTACCAATATAGATTACTCTGGCAATCAACTTGTATCATCACTGGATGGAGTAACCATTAACAATAATTACTTTACTATTTCTGACAATCAAGCCATTGTTTCCGGTCCATATTTTTCACCAATTGAAGGTGATCAGTTGTGGGTGCACCTGCAACACCAGACCAATGATGGCAATGATTTCAGTGTTCTCATTGAGTGGTGGAAGATTGACGACGATAACGCTCAGATTCCCGGAACGTATCAGTCGATGAATTATTATCAGGACGTTGACAGAAACGATACGTTCTATTACACGATCAAGTTAACCCCATCCGCTGGCACTGGTCGCTATGCGATTCAGATGCGACGGACAAACAACAGTTCAGACACATCAATACTTCAGCTTGAGGAAATTCATTCAATCGTCACGCGCACCAATGTCTCGTACCCAGATGACACAGTGGTTAAAGTTGTTGTACGCGCAACGGAAAACGCAACTGGAAGCCGTGACAGGAAATATAATGCGTTAATCACACGTCACACCATCGGATACAATCGTGATACTGGTACGGTGCGATACACACTTGCACCTTCCCGTAGCTTTGCTGATGCTGTTCTGCATAACTGGCTTATTACCGCTGGCAATCCAGAAAATACGATCGACATCGTGAAGCTGTATGAAATTGCTGACAGTCTGCCTGATGAGCGCCTTGGGTGGTTCGACTATACATTCGATGATGAAGATAAAAGTATTGGCGAACGCCTACAGACCATCTGCGATGCGGCGCGCGTCACCGCGTTCTGGGATGATGGAGTGATGAGCTTCTCCCGTGATGAAAAACGCGAATATCCTGCGACTGTATTTAATACCAGAAACACGCAGAGCGACGGATATAAGTTAAGCTATGACATCAGTCTCCCCGGAACCTACGATGGCGTCAACGTTGAATATCGCGACCCAACAACAAACAAGCAAGCTAACGTTTACTATCGCATCACAGACAGTGGGGTAGTCGAAGGAGAACCAACGAAAGCCAAGAAATTCGACATGCTTTATGTTCGCAATCGCTATCAGGCTGTTGACCGGGCAATCATTGAGTGTCGAAGGTTGATTTATTCACGCCGCAGCATGGAAATCAAGGCGCTTGCTGATGGCGAATGGGTTAACGTGGGCGATTGCATCCAAGTCGTCGATATGTATGATGACGTGCAACAGACTGGCGTTATTGAATCGCGCAACGGAAACGTATTCACAACCAGTGAGCAGTTAACCGCTGGTGACAATCTCTACGTTGTGATTACCAGTTCTGATGGCAGCGTGTCAGACAGATTGCCAGCCACGGTAACCGGATTGCATACATTCACGTGCAATCTGCCATCTGATTTCAAACTGAATATATGGGATGGCACGAACGTGCAGTCGGAATCTCGTTACGTGCTGAGCACAGAGAAAGAACTTGACACGACATTATGGGTTGTCAGTCAGAAGAATCCCGGTAGCGACGGCAGCGTAACTCTCACCATGAGCGAATATAGCGACGATATGTACGATTACCGGATAGAATGATTGTGCGATGATGAATAACAAAAGGGGCTTGCGCCCCTTTTCTTATTTGTGCCACTCTTCACGCTTTCTGGAAATCTCATGATGCCACCGCGTACGAATTTGAGGCCACAGCACCGCAACAAAGAACCCGACAACAGCCGGGATGAGCAGCACTAACACCAGTTGCATCTGAATGCTCATTGTTTTCCCTCCGTTCATTTGTGCCATACGAACTTTTTGTTTCCACTGTTTTCAATCACCAGGCAGCCAGCTTCTTCCATCATCTGGCGCTGCTTTTTATTGCGGTCATAGATTGCGGGGTCAGCGCCTAGCTGCTCAAGCGTTTTTGGGATGAAGTCCTTCCACCACTTCTGGCGCGGCATGAAGCCTACCTTCTGATGCCACACACGGAACCCTACAGTTTCATAACCGGAATCAACCCATCCATCTTCTTCGCGATAGCTGTCACCAGTGAAGAAGTCCATATCAACGAATGACTGCGCTCTCTCCATGTCTAATTCTTTAGACATAAACTTAAACAGTTTGCTGTGACCACCCGGTACGCGGCAGCTTGTGGCATAGCGCACGCAGTCCCATACGCCATCTTTTAGCTGTTTAAATCCCATGCAAGCCACCAGATCGTCGCCATAATAGAGTCCGTAGCGGTGCGTAGCGATTGCATACCCCTGAATATGGTTTTCATTCATGAATGCACGATAATCTTTGCAGATAACCTCCCTGATTGCGCATTTGCGGGCATAAACATTCTCGCACGAGTATTTACCTATGGCATTCAGAATAATGCGTTCTACGCGCTCTCGTTTCGTTTTCCAGTCTGTTTCACACACAGATATCAGACGCACACCAACCTCTTCGCAGGCATGACGTTTGTTCAGGTGATAGTTCTTACCTTTCTTGTCGACCGAATGCCAGAATTCACCATTGTATTCAACGGCCAGCTTCAGGCTTGGAATGTAAATATCCAGCTCCAGCGGTGGAATGACGTCACGAACACGCTGTTGAGCGTCAGGGTAGTACCGCTTGATTAATTCGAACACTTCGTTTTCTCCTTTTGAAAAGACACTAGAGCATTTCGGGCAACGCTGACCATTAAGGTGATCATTTGGACGCATCATAAAATCACCATGAGCATGGCATGTGATGCAAACCTTTTCTTTTGAACCTATATAATTTACTTTTCCGTAGTCATAACGGTCGCCATGTCGTATTCTTGCTGACAAAATAAAATCATTGCTCGTCAGTAGTTGCTCGCGTGACATCTTGTCAGACTTGCACATCGCGCACCCACGGCCATTCAAATGGTCATTTGGCGATTGCATAAACTCTCCGTGGTGTTTGCAAATTATTTTTACTTTTGTTTTTGCGTTCACATAGAAAACCTTGCTGTAATCGTAATGCTTACCATGAAGCAGTCGAGCTTTCTCTATAAATAAATTAGCGCTACCTTTCGAGCTACCACCACACAGAAAACAACCATGCTTGTTAAGGTGGTCATTCGGTATCTGCCAGAACTCCCCATGCTCAGGGCAGATAACGCAAACTTTGGTTTTAGCATTAACATACTCCACTTTCGAATAGTCATACCTGTCACCATGCACCTTGCGCGCATCTGCGATGAACTCCTCTATTGTTTTCTTTCTCATGCTAACCACCACCAATCTACATCACCATGTCACTAATCTATATCACATCTCGCCATGATACAATATCCATCACAGTTAACTGGAGGATTTTTGATAATGACCACCAACCCGACCAATAAACCAATTCCGTCTGAAGACCCGCGAGACCTCAAATATAATGCGGGGAAAATTGATGAGTTCGTCGCGTCATTAGCTCAGCAATACACCGATCGTTTCGGTCGTGCCCACTACACGATTGAAGGGCTTAAACAGCTAACTTTGCAACAGATTTACAATCTTGGATGGAATCTTTCCGGGTCTTTTCAGGATGGCGGGACGGTTACGTCTGCTGGCGACATTCTACAGGATGAAAGCACGAATATTTGGTACAGGTGGGATAATTTAAAAACACTCCCAAAAACAGTCCCACCGGGGTCAACTCCATATTCTTCCGGAGGTACTGGAAATGGAAAATGGATGGCTGTTGATGTGGCTGATGTTCTCCGCAAGGACCTGGCTAAACCAACGGGAGCAAATTTAATTGGAATTCACGATACAACAGTAGGTGAGGTTCTGAGGCAAAAAGTTTACATCATCGCGATCACCGGCCAGTCAAATGCGGTAGGGGCAAACAAAGGTGGTCCAAATCCAGCCAACGATAAAATTGTTATCTGGGATGGCGTAACGGGGGGCTGGGGAAGCAGTGATTATACCAAACCACCATTGTCTCGCTCCACCCCAAACGGTAATAACGGCAACAACAATATCGCGCTGGCATTTGCACACCGTCTTGTTGATGAGCATAAAGCCGAAAAGGTGTTCATCATCTACGATGCTGTTGGCGGTCGTCCGATTGAGGACTGGATGGCAAACGGTGTCAATTCAGAGCGTTACGCTGCAATCAAAAGCAAAATCGAGGCCGCATTAGTCTCTCAGGAAATTGTCGCAACCGGTAAAACAGAAATTGATTTTCTTGTATTTGCACAGGGTGAAGAAAATGCCCTGACAGATACCGTAACGGATTATCAAGCAAAACTTACAACACTGGATAAACAATTTCGTGCAGAAAGCTGGATGTCTGATACTACACCGATGTTTATCATGGGGATGAGCGGATTACACATGCGCTACCAGGTATGGCAGGCACAGGTTGACTACTGCGAGAATTATAACCGAAACTGCATCTATGTGAATTCTGCCGGGCTAAAAACACAATATGACGTTGATAATACGGGAGATTATACTCACTGGCTGGGAGAGTCATTGTGGGAGCATGGCTATTATCGTATCTGGCATGCGCTGCATGAGTTGGGTGTTACGCACAGGCAACAGTTGCCACCCTTCTATTCCCGTGGGACTGGTCTCTGGAAAGGGGACAGTATTGCCATCAGCGGGTTTACCAGTCTGGTAAGTTCCGGTTCAACAACCAATGATTTTCCTAAGAACGGACCAGCCTCCTCGCATGCTATCAGTTGGGGGTATCAGTGTACAGCTTCCAACTATTCGCTGACTGGCGGCTACCAGAACACCATGGACACTGGAGCTAGCTACTCTGTTTCCTGGGGAAGGGGAAACACCTTCAGTGCAGCAGCGCAGTACTCATCTTCATTTGGACGTGAAAACACAATTAATGCGTCCTATGCATTCGCTGCTGGACGTGGGCATACAATCGCTGACCAGAACTGTGCGGCGCTGGGGGCATTTTCTGAATACAAAACGTCACTCGAAGATCCGGTGAGGTTTCAGGTGGGGACAGGAACAGCTGCCGCGTCACCAAAAACTGGTTTTGCCGTGTTTCAATCAGGACGCGCTCTGTTTTCAGGTAACATCGATTTCAGAAAGGACAACAAACACTCTGTTGGAACTCCCGGCTTCCGCGCATCGGTTATTTATGCTGCAACAGCAAATATCAACACATCAGATATTGCAACTAAAAAGGTGCGTGGAGATTTAACCGATGCTGAATTACGGGCATGGGCTAAGGTACCTCCGACAATTTACCAGATTCTTGAATCACTGGATGAAAAGGGCGATAACGCGCGGCTGCACGCAGGCCTGATTGCACAGGATGTTGCGGCAGCTTTTGAATCTGAAGGACTGGACCCGCGACGTTATGCTCTGTTCTGCGAAGACGAAACGTTTGAAGAGGTGTTCGAACCACAGGTTCAGACAGTCAAACGTCAGAAACGCGGCCCCGGCGTTATCAAAGAAACTGGCATTGTCGACGGGGTGGAAGTTACAATTGAGCGCACCGTAGATGACGCGCTCCAGTACACGCTGGATGGAAACGAACTCATCCCGCTGATGGAGGAGACAGAAGAAACAATAATGACTCCCGTTCGTAAATCAAAGGGTACTCGTCTTGGTTTGCGTTATATAGAGTGCCTTATTTTTGAGGCTGCGTATCAGCGTTCAATAGCCTCAAGGCTTGAAGAACGCCTTGATAAACTAGAGAATGGCGATTGACATCCTGTTTATCAACATTTAGCTGCAAACCCCGTCATTTGATGGCGGGGTGACGTCAACCACCAACTAAGTGGGTTCATTAAGGCTCATTTTGTTTTGGGTAATTCTTCGACCTCCAGTCATTAAACGCCATCATTGCTTCTTCCCACCCTGGCGCTACACACACTGTACACCCAACGTTTAAGATGCTGAAAGGTAATCAATCTGCCCTCCCAAGAGGCTTTTTTTCCATCACCATTTTATGGCAGCCAACATAAGCACCACAGGAATCGCACAGATAAAAATTAAGAGCAGAAATGTCTTGTCTATGTGGGTAAATTTCATCCCCTTTAGCTAGTCTTGTTGCAATATTGAAGTAATCACAGATAACTTCTTACATATAAAACTCAAATTAAAAGCCCCTTAACGGAGCTTTATTTAAACAAACATCAAATCATCAGAACGGAATATCTTCATCGAAGCCAATCGGAGGCTCATTGCCTACTTGTGGGCTTTGTTGTTTTGTCTGATGCTGTTGTTGTCGTTGCGGTTGTTGGCCTGATTGCTGGCGTTGTTGTTGATCAGAATCATCACGCTTACCGCCAAGCATCTGCATGACGCCACCCATTTGTGGAATGACAATCTCAGTGGTGTATTTGTCCACGCCGCTGCTGTCAGTCCACTTACGAGTGCGAAGTTGTCCTTCTATATAAACCTGCGACCCTTTACGAAGATACTCTCCTGCAACTTCCGCAATTTTTCCGAAGATAACAACTCGATGCCATTCAGTATGTTCTTTCTTTTCTCCTGTTTGCTTGTCTTTCCACTGCTCAGATGTTGCAACAGAAAGGTTCGCAATTGCAGAGCCTGATGCTGAATATTTAACTTCAGGGTCATTTCCGAGAGTGCCGACAATGATTACTTTATTTACGCCGCGTGCCATTTATTAAAATCCTTCAATTGGAGTTGGTTTATGTTCGGTTTTGGTTTCTTCCTGTGACTCTGGCTGTTGTGGTTGCGGTTTAGCCAGCTTTGCAGGATTGAATGATTCGCCTGACACCATGAATTTAGCCTTCATTTCCTGATACGCGCCAACAATAACGCGAGTTGCTGCATCATCACCACGAAACGCCTTGTATTCTTCGCCATAGATTGATGTCAATTCTTCCATGCTGGCTGCGTTTCGAATTAATGCAACAGCATCCTTTGGCGATTTGCGCGCAGCATTACCGTCATCATCAGCCTGAGCAATACCAAACATTGCCGCTATTGAATATCTGCGTGCATACGTCATTGCGGAACCGTAACCCTGAGCATCCTTCTTGGCTACTGGCATTGGCATCACTGATGACATGTACTCTCCAGACTCATGCATTATCGTTGTTTCAAGTTTAAGCACATCCATTGAATCGCCATCAATGGCATTCTGGATGATTATAAGGCCGTTCGCCTCAAGGGCCGGACGTATTGCATCAAGAAACGACTCAAGGTTCGCGTAATTGCTTTTCAGGTGTGGGTTTTTGGCGTTTTTCTTTGCGCCACTACTCATAACCTTTCGAGCCTCTACCAGAGCCTTAATCAGATTTGCTTTCTGTTCCGAAAAAATCATTTCATTACCTCATTAATTATAAATTAAACTGCTTTTTAAACCACTCAGGGGTTTGCATTTCAATAACATGATTACCCATAGAATAATCGTTCCATGAATTATTTTCCTTGCATGCCTTATATAGAGCCATTGCGCCATTTAACTGAATCCTACCAATATGCAATTGTTCTTCTGTTAGTCTTATCAGAACAGCTATATACGGTGCTTTCTTTTCCTGAACTAAAAGGTTTACCGAACGCGGTGCATGACCATATGCCGCAACAAACATGTCGTGCTGCATTGCCATTTTCATAAAGTAGCCAAGTCGCGCAGCGTGACGGAAAAACTCTTCAGGCTTGGCGCTTACCGCTGTCTTGTAGTCAATGATATCTCCACCTTTGGTAAGACAGTCAAAGCGAACTTTTGCTTTCTCTCCGTTAAGTTCACCGAAAATTGACACTTCAGCATAAGCACCGGAAAGAAGACTGCTGTAATAGCTGTTTGCGTGGATTACAGCACGCATTTGCTGAATAGCGTCATAATCATTTCCTTCCAACAGAATGCGACCATTGGCGTTAATTTCAGCAACGAGACGCTCTTCGTCGTAAATCTTCACTGGCTCGCCAGTTGCGCGAATGATTTTGATCACCTCATCTTTCGACTTTCCTGAAAGTCCTTTGATGCCTCGTTCTTTTGCCCATGAATTCATGTCACTAACGGTAACAAGCAGGTCATCACCAAAATCTTCTTTGGTTGGCATGCGTGCATATTCAGCATCAAAACGCTCTGGTTCAAGCAGAGCCGTATGACTTCCTGTACCGAAGATAAGAGCTTTTGACTGCTCATCTGCTTCATCTTTGTATCGCCATGCTGCTGGGCATCTGTCATATATGTTCCACAAGCCAGATCCATTAATATGCTCTGTGTCGGCGTGGTAATCCTCGTTACTTAGTTCATTATTGAAATATACTTTCATTTCCAACCTCACTCATCATCACAAAAATGAATCTACATCAATCCACATCAAAAGGCAAGCCAAAATAGAAAAGCGTGGCTTTTTTTAGTTCATCAATCCCATAAGCGATGGCGGCATAATGACCAAGCCTGCACATCTCAGTTAATACAACAGATTGCTCCTTGCTCACTCTGCTTTTGCTTTTATCGCGACGCTTTGCTTCAATCATCCCGCAACTGTGATTCGCACCAGGCGTCATTATCACGTTGTCACCTATTCCAGACTTAACCCCCATCTTCTGGCGCTTCAATACAAACTGGACGCGGCTGGATGTTCCTGTTTCATTCGGGACATGAAACCACAGAACATCAGGGAATTGGCTTTGCATCCATGTGCCGTATCCCATCTGGTCAGTCTCCTCTTTTGGGCATTCGCCGCGATAACCGCTATCAAATACCCATATGCCGCTATCAAGCTGCTTCACTTTGTCCTCCTGAAAAATCTTTTCTGTGGATTATGTCTCGGCCTTTATCGTTGATACGATGCGTGATGCGTTTTGGAGCTTTAATCAATCCAGAATACATCATGAACTGCTTGGCGTTCTGACATTTCAGGATTTTCCCGGCCATTGACTTATCATCAAGGTGAGGAAAAACTGCCTTTGCCTTAAACATGTTTTTCATGTGAGTAGCTCCGCCGTAAGGGTAGAAAACCTCGTTAGCCCAGCCTTCTTTGCCGTCGCAGCGATTTATCCAGTAGCGATATAAAATACCTTCTCCATCCTTTGTTAGCTGAACCTTGAAATCCATAACGTCAGCCCACTCGTTATCCGTATACGCACGCTCATTCAGTGCCGCATTTGGGTCGCGCAAAACATGATCGCAATGTCGGCAATAACGCGCAGTAGGGTCGTTTTTAGTTCCGCAGCCATCATCAAAAATTCGGATGCCGTGCTTGTCAAATCCACAGCGGATGTAACTGAAAAATTCTTCGCAACGACCATCTGGCGACAATGCATCTTTGCCAATGCAGCGACGCGCATATGGACTGTTCATTGTTCCGCATTTCGGGCATGGAACCTGCTCACCGCTGCGTTTTGAACGCTGCGCTTCAGCTTCCTCCAGAATCGGATCTTCATACAGCTGACCAAGCTCAAACATCGCGCCTGAGAAATCAAGAACCAGATGGTCTTCTTTATGATATCCGGCATCAATTTGCTCCTTCTTCAGCAGGCGCATTCCGCGACCAAGTAACTGGACAAGGAGAGTTAGCGACATTATTTTTCGTAATATCACGCTTGTATCCCAAAGCGGAATGTTGACGCCGGTCGTAAGCGCGGCGATCTGGAATGTGTATTTTATTTTTCCAGTGTATGCATCCTTTAGTGCCTTACGTCTTGCTTTTTGCCCCATATCTTCAGTGACAATGGCGTAGCTTCCTTCAGGTAGGTATTTTGCCGCTTCCTGACAGTGCTTTTTACCAGCGCACGTAATTAACACCCCATTTCTGTTTTTAGTCAGCTCCATGACCTTGAGCATTATTTTCTGTGTAAGAGTGCCTTGCTCAAGGATTTCTTCCTGCATCTGCTTAAGTTGTTCGGCAGTGAAGTCCTGCGTTCCGTCGATATCAGATCCACGGAATGCTGAAAGGTCGTAATGCAAATCATCAACATCATGAAGGCCAAAGATTGTTGGAACAACAAATCCGCGATCTACCATGTACTTTGTGTCAATGTTTATTATTTCATTCTTCCAGTACGCACCTTTCATTGATTCAGTGCCACGGAATGGGCTTCCTGTGAATCCAATTGTTATCATTTCATGACCATGTTTTGCCTTGCATCTCCTGTTAAGTTCCGTAAGTATTACACCATATTGTGTTGTTGGATTCTCACTAATAATGTCCTGCCACGGAACTTGGTGCCCTTCATCGCACAGGCAAAATCTGGGGGCAAAATCACTCAATCCGCCTTTCTTAACGTCACCACTTGATTCATCTTTTTTATCAAAAAGTGCGTTAACGATTGTTCCTTCAGTTCCGCATATAATAGGGTATGCTGTACTTTTCCTGCCAAGAGATGCGCTATAAAGAGAATTTTTTACACTGCACTCCCACATCATTTCAGCATTCTGCTCAGCTATCTCGCCCTGTCTTGAAATTACAAGTCCATCCCACCCCATATCCTGAAATCTACTGCAAAGCATTGAAATCATCACCGTCTTTCCTGATGAAACAGACGCTGTAACATAGCTTGGTTCAGGTTTCTTGCCAAAATTACGAATAACCTCAGCGCACTTTGCGTAAACAAGCCATTGGTAATCATATGGCTCTATGGAACCTAATTTTATTGATTGTTTTAATCTATCTATATCAATCTCTGAAATCATTTTGTCTATTTTGTGCATTTCATCACCTATGGCATGTCAGGCCAATAAGAGTTGCTTTTGGATCTGTTCTCACTTGGTGCAAGTAATTGCAAGTTATGCCAGCAGTGAAGTCCACAAACCAATTTGCTATTTATTGGAACTATGTGATCAACCTGCATACCAAGAACGCCAGCCATCTCATAAACCTTTTCAATTAAAACCCTTTCATGTTCAAACCATGATGGTATCGCCTGTCTTTTAAGATACTTATATTTACGCTGATGATATCTAACAACACCCTTGTTTTTCTGTCTCCACTGTTTTGACTTCTCGTTGTGCTTTTCCTTGTTTTTATCGTAATAACGTTTTGATTTTTCATTAATCTCTGCCTTTTTTAATTTATAAATATTTTTCCTGAACTCAGCCTGACATTTTTTGCAATCAGGACGTAGTCCATCAAGAGATGATTTGTTTTTATTAAAGTTTTCTTCGTTCGCCTCAAGAACAGATTTACACTTAGAGCAAACCTTCAGTCCATTACCAAGGTATCTTGCTCTCTTCCCTTTGTTACCAGAGCACTTCTTGCATATTGAACTAAAGCCAAGTTTCATACTTTTATCTGCATAAAAGTATTCGCTTGTAGCTGGAAGAACTGACCTGCATTTTGAGCACATTTTCTCATTTAAAACTTCAGTTGAAAGCCTGAGATTGCATATCCTGTTGTCAGTGCGATTTTTGTTTATGTGCTCAACTTTCGCATTCCCAATATTATCTCCATTAACATAAATCCATGCGAGCCTTTGCGCCCAATATTTATTGCCATCTATACTAATTCTCAGATAACCACTAACATCAAGACAGCCAACAATATCTCCGACTTTAATGCGAGAACTTGTCTTTATCTTACGTGTGAATATCCCAGTATCTTGGTTGTAATCAAGAACCTCCCTTAACCTCTCCTGTGAAATGTGTGACCTTCTTTTTGTTCCTGCATTTTTTAACCCTGCACTTTCCTGAGCAACATTTTGCTTTTGCAGTTCCGATAAACTCATTTCCGCAAACCTCGCACTTCTTAACGGTGATAGCCATTTCTTACCCTCTATTGTAACGGTTAATTGTTTCATTGCAAGTAACGATTGATTGTTTCATGTGAGTAAATTACAATGATTCTACATCATCGTCAACAGGAAGATTTTATGAGATACGACTGGAAAGACATTGAGCAAAAAATGCTCGGAAATTGGCAGGCTGCAATCATGTCTATCGTCAGTGTGGATAGTAGAGTTTTCAATGGCAAGCACCAGCCATGCCCATCATGCTCAGGAAAAGACAGGTATCGCTTTGATGACAACTTCAAAACAAAAGGCGACGGCGGAGCAATCTGCAATCAGTGCGGTTCAGGTAGCGGCATTAACTGGCTGATGAAACTTTCAGGCATGAGCTTTCCTGAAGCGCTGGAGGCGCTTGGAGGATTCCTGAACATGCATCCGCGCGAAAAACTTGAGGCAATCAGGAAGGAGTTACCGAAGATAAATTACAACGATGACTTCATCACCGAGCAGGAAGTCGCCGCAATCATGGCTAAAACGACGCGTGTAGCGATGAATGAGTGGACATTGATAAATGGTATTGGTTGCGACATTAACGTCGCCATAGGTAAATATGGAGAGCTTATTGCAGTTGAGATGATGCGTGCTGATACAATGAAGTTGTGCAACGTGGCATTCATTGGCATTGATGGTGATTCATTCAGAACGTATTTCCGCGCAGGATACAATAAAGACTCAACAATCAACGGAAAGCTCACGCGCGGAGCGATAAGTCCAATCGGAGGAGATAACGGAAAGTTCATTTACCTGGTATCTGATTATGCCGATGCGTGGAAATGCCATTACTTCACTGGCGCTCATGTCTGGTGCTGCTGGTCGCCAGAAAACATGTGGGAAGTGGTTCGTTCTGTTAGCGATGAGAAGAAAGCACGGTTGCGTTGCATAGTTAATTATAAATTTGACGAACTTTGCGCTGCGGAAAACGCAGGACTTCCTGTGATGCTGCCTGACGATTCCGACACGATAAGAATGGCAAAGAGAATCAGGAGAAAGATTTATGATGCTGGTGAGTTGATAGAGAAAATGTCAGTAAGCAGATAACAAAAACCCTCCGACTGGAGGGTTTTTGTTATTCCTTGAACTCTGGCGCTTCAGTCCAGAAGGCTACATTTCACAGCGAATTACCCGTATGATTGCACCAGTATATTCCTGAGTCATCATACTTGGCAGTGACCTTGACGCGATCAGCGTCAATAATAACAACCTCCTGTCCATCTTTAGTGTCGAAAATAAGATTTTTAGTTCGTGTGTTTTGCTCATTTCAATCCTCCAATATCCAAACTGAATTACCAATGCGACTGTTATTTAAATCCTTTGATACAAGCCCATCCTTACAAAGAGAAATCAGAACATTCCGTAACTTTGCCGTTGTCCATTGATCATCAGGAAATTCATTCACTATCGATAGACGCAAACTCCACGTAGCCACGGAGAACTTGCGAAAAATCCCAAGATCCTCCTCAATAGATTTTCTCTTTCTCATCACGTATAAAACTTTATCTTTCACATCCATTTCTTGTCCTCACTTAATCATCAATTTTGAAATGTCAACATAACCAACACAAAATCTGTGCCAGTAATCATCAAGCACGTGGTAATTAGAACGAATCCATACTTTGTTAATTCTGCTCCAGAAAAACCACGTCGAATAACCATGCGGCCTGAAATGCCATGAACCTTCTGAGCGGCAAAGTTCGCCTGATATTGTTCTCATTTCAACCTCGGATTTATGTGAACAGTATTTCCGATAAATACGCAGTAACCATCCTCTTCAAGTGAAGGCAATACACTTGACCTGAGTCGGTCGTAAATTTTAGGTATTCCTTTGAATGGCCTAACATTTTTAAGTGAATCATAAAGCCACTTCACCGTTACGTTTGTTTTTCCTTTCTGAGCGGCAGAGCGTAGCTTTTCGGCAACAACATCAAACTCCGACCGTTCACCAGCATACCCATTTGATTCAACAGCATCAGTGAACGTTTTTGTCAGTGCGTCATAAACACTGATGGCGCGACTAATTTCATTTTCACCGATAACCTTTGAACGCTTTCCTCCATCGCACCAGTTTTCAGCAGCGTGAAATATTGCTGCCAGACGGATTATTTGCTTATCAGCTTTACCCATTGCGCCACGAAGAAGAACGTGGTCCCACTTGCCGCCTGGAAGGAAGTTTTTCTCCCACTGGTTTCGCAACAGGCCGATCATTCTTGCTGAATCGTTGTGAAGCGTAAGTCTTGTTTTTTCTGCTGACACAACATTATGTATAAATCTTGCATATTCCGACCTCAAGCTGTCTGGCATTGGCTTGCTTACAGGACAATCATTAACCATGTCCCAGTGTTCGCGATGGCCAAGCATTGATTGCTCGCGCAACATCAGGAAACGTTCAGAAAGACCGTTCCCTCTGTCGCCAGCGGCAAGAATGGCATCAATACTTTCATCCTGCGCAATCACACTTATGTTTCCAAGAACGTAACCAGATGAAACGCCACGACCAACACGAGCAGAACCAATGAATCCGCCATCCCAGCCCTTCAGGATGACTTCGGCGTTTGCCTTTCCACCTTCTTTTCCGTAAGAGAGGCCAAGGCATGTGTTAAGAACGCTGACCTCGTCACTTATCAGATTAAAAAAACCACCTTCATGGATTGCCTGATGCTGAACAGCCTCCGGCGTCGCATCCGTCAGTGGATATGTAATCGTATAAAGCTCATCCAGCTTCTCCTTTTCGCGAGCAATATCATCTCCGATTAGTGCCTTTGCATTCTGATTGCTGGCCTCTTTGTATGCCTTCATCAACTCTTCAATGCGAAGATTTATTTTTATGATCTGCTTTTCCATCTTTTTGGAAAGGTTGTCATATTCAATCTTCACCGGATTCATATGCATTGAGTTGATAGCGGTTTTCCCTGCTGATGGCGGCTGAGAAGTAACCACGTAAAGAGAAACTGGAAGTTCTGAATGGTAATACTCAACGCTAAAGTTTCTCGTCATTGCGCTGGCAACGCAACCAAGTAAATGCATGAACGATGTATTTATTGGGAACTGAACGGCGCGAGCTGCAGCGATTGCATAACGAGACAGCAAATCAGTCCTGCGCTCACTGGTGAGTTCTGTTTCTGAGTAAGTTACATCACGCTCCTTACCTTCCTTGATGTCAAGCCACATGTTAGAACTTGGTATCATGCCATGATGGAAGGCAACGCGAGCCGGAGATACTTTTAACTCCCTTGCTTCGTTGAAGATATCTTGAGCTGTAATCATTTAGACCTCGTACTCTGTTTCAAATTTCTCATGAGGATTCTCTGATAACCATTCCTTGGCTCTCAAAACTGCAGCGTTTGCTTCCTCTGCCGTTTCAAACATACCAAGCTCATATCTTTTCTTCAGCACCATCACTCTCGCTCTGAATTTTTTCGATGCCTTGTGGTAATCAACACCGTAGTATCCAGTGGTTGATTTTGATGATGCAACCCACCCAGCACCACGACCTTGTTTGTTTAATTTACGCTTTAATAAAGTTCCGTGATTGCTCATTTCGCCCCCCCAATCAAGTATTTCCCCAAAACACTACCACATACTCCCCAGCATTGCAACATAACTAAAAGAGTCAAAAAGGGGTAAATTGGGTTAACGTGGGGCAACCCACTTGCCCCACGAAACTTTCATCTAAGTATATGTAATATAATAAAATTATTATTATTTGGGTTAATGGGTAATATTATTATTCATATTATAGCTAGTAATTAACATAATATTAACAAATTGATTATTTGAATATATTTATAAGGGGATGGGTATGAAATCTGCCCCTTTTTACCCAAGAAAAATAAAAACATTAAAATCAATAGCTTGATTTGAAAAATGTGGGGCAACCAACCTGCCCCACGACCTGCCCCACGGGAAAAAATTTACCCCACTGGCACGTTTTTAACGCATTCCTGTTGACGTAGAATCATCATTGATGTAGTTTGAACTCATCGGAACAAACGAGGGTGAAGAGATGAAAATAAAAGACCGCAAAGAATTTGAAGATGCACAGGTTATGGCGCGCATTGCAGTTAGCCGCGCAAACAAAAGCATTCCTGCCGAAGCATTCTGGAACGCAGCAATGCAGGCTTTAATCTCAGCGTATGGGTTAAGAAAATGACAGGCGCAGCATTCGAACTTATCGCCAGTCTGGTTATCGTGGTGTTCATTATCATCGCAGTGGTAGTTTCTAAATAAGGATATAAGGGGTAAAAAATGGCAAAGGCTATCTATCGTCGCGAAAACCTGGAACAAGAACTCGGTCACGTTGGCGCGCAAAACTTTATGAGTAAGCAGGCACGCAATGCAATGGAATCTATCCGCGTAAATCGCGTTGTGCGTGTGTTTAATGGTGAAGGCAAGCGCAGAGTAATGGATGAGCTGATTATCGTGTTCTGACCTCGATTCAGCGCTCTTATTTTTAATGGTTACTATATGGCAAAAGCAAAAACATATGAGTTCTGGATGTTGCAGAACAAGATGTATGACAGCAAGACAATCAAGAAAGTGCGCTGGTGGAATAAGTGGCTAATCCTGTTCGGATGCATCGTGCTGGCAAAGTGCAAATTCAAAGCGATTGACATCACCGATGAGGATGCGTTCAAAATCGCAAAGATTGAGTTTGAAGAAGATGGTTATTACGAAGAAATTATGGTGGTTAGGGTATGAGTGAAGTAAAGCGTTATGACCTTGTTGGCTATATGGATGGAAATTGCAATCTTAAAGAAGCAAGAATGGAGCTATCTGATGATGGTGTTTATGTAAAGCACAAAGACTACGCGGCACTCGAAGCAAAATGTGCGGCACTGGCGGCGGAGAATGCGTGGCTGAAGAAGTTCTGCAAATACGCTGCATTCGATGCCGATTGCGAAGCAGAGCCAGGTATGGAGCGCGGTGGATTCAGCGATGCACTTAACGATATCAAAACCCCGGCCACTGATGCTTTCCTGGCTGAAGTGCGGGCGCATGGCGTGGAGATGGCTATGGAGCATATGCAGTCGAGCGGTTCGTTAACATTTGGAGATTGCTACATATTACTTAATAAGTTCGCCGCCCAGCTTCGCAAAGGAGTCGAGCAAAAATGACAATCACAAAACAACGAGTAGAAAAAATCATATATCGCCATGAAATGGGACTGAACAGCGATGTCACTGCCGAAGAGGTTTATGACCTGGCTGTACTGGCGCTGAATTTATCAAATATCGCAAAACTGAAGCGATACGAGCTTGATATGGATGGTTGTGACTCGTTCGGTCAGGATTGCGGCGCTGACATGACTGAAGACCCTGAAGGCGAATTTGTCATGTTCGAAGATGTTGTCAGTCTGGTTCAGTTTGACACAACCGCTCAGCAATTCGAAAGCCTAAGCAACCACAAGCATAACTTCATCAATGGCACTTGCGTACAGTGCCTGAAAAGTGAATAACTACCCGTTAATACTAATTATCAGTGCGCCATATGTGGCGCACGCTTTAGTAGAGGTGCACAGATGATCAGATACCAACGACGCCGATACACCACTGGCGCTAAAATATTTCTTGCTGTTTATGTGCTGGCACTGGTAGTAGCTATTGCAGGAGTTGTGCATTATGTTTGACGACATTGGTGACACAATGGAATTCATGTGGAAACGGTACTGGGATGGCATGATGGCCTGTCACTACATGATGGTGCAGCTCGGCAATCGAATCGAGGTTGTGCCTGGCAATGGCGTGCACGACATTAAGTGCATGTGCTCAACGAGGGCTTTTTCTAATGCAAACAACTAAACAAAAAGTTTGGGAGGCAGCAAAAAACGAGGGTGCTGATAGGTTTATATCAATGATTGCAAAGCACTTCCCCGGCGCAATAGATGTTGTTCACATTAAGTCACCACGCTGCGATGTATGGTGTAAAGCAAAATAAACTCTTTACATGATACCGCATAAAGGGTATCACCATCTTCATGAGGTGCAAAAATGATTTGTAAAACATGTGGCAAGGAGCTTCTTCCTGGATGCCGTAAGGATAAGAAGTATTGCTCTCCTTATTGCAAGCTAAAAGCCACGAGGAGGAGAAATGCTAACAAAAAGCAGAGCGTTCAAATGGGATGATGTATTTGATTATAGCGATGGGGTGCTACTGTGGAAATTAAGCCTTGTAAGAACATGGAAAAATCATCTCCCGCTGGAACCATGAGAAACGATGGTTACTTACAAGTCAGATTCATGAATGAGATACATTTGATTCATAGAATTGTATGGGAAATGTTTAACGGCGAGATACCTGATGGTATGCAAATAGACCACATCAACCACGACAGAGGTGACAACAGAATTCAAAACTTAAGGATGGTCACTAAAATATCAAACGGTAGAAATTTGACCAAGAAAATAAATAACACTAGTGGAGTTACTGGTGTCTCATGGTACAAAAGCCGGGGAAAGTGGAGGGTGCAAATAATGGTTGACAGAAAAAGTATACACATTGGGTATTTTAGTGATTTTGAATCAGCTGTTGCCGCAAGGATTTCTGCTAATGAAAGATATGGGTTCCACAAAAATCACGGAGTGAATTGTTGAATTAATCCCCTGACGCGCTTGAAATAGTTCATGTGCAGACACGCAATGAAAACGCATGGTGCTATGCTGGCAAGCGTTATAATGATGGTGTGCAATAAACGCATAACCACCATTGCTTTCCTCATGTCATCAACCAATCTTAACCCGCATTGTGCGGGTTCTTTTTTTTATCTGTGTTAAACTAGCGATATCGAAAAACGAAAAGACGAAAACAGA